CAGCGGGTTCCTCAGCGGGTTCCTCGAAGCGAAGCCCGGTAATATCAGGGTTAGTAACCTGGGAGAGAACGTGGCCGCTAAGCTCACTCCCTTCCGGTAGGAATACGAGCTCTCCGTATTCGTTGTGGATGTATGTATGTGCCTTAGTGACCATGTTCGTTTCTCCTTCAGGTAGTTAGATTATTTACAGAACCTTAGCCTTGAAAGCGGCATCGGGGCTGTACAGGGCGGGCATCGCCACAGAATCCACAACAATGTCACGCAGGGACGCAACGTTAGGACGCTGAACGATATTAGCCACGATACCCTGACCGTTCACGCCAGTCCAGCCGAGGTTCACAGCGGTCACGGTTCGAGAGAACACGGTCTCGCCGAGGATACGGTTGTCAGACGGCGGAAGCAGGAAGATGCTGTCGTCATCCAGAACATTCACAGGGCCATCGTAGGTGTTCACCTGGCGGTCATACAGAGTAATCTGCGGGAGAAGCTGACCGGCCAGGATACCGTTTATCTCCTCAAGGGTTGCAGGGCGGTAACCGTCGCCAACCTTAGTAGCGAACTGAGTATTGGTCTGGATAGCCAGGAACACGCGGGTAGACATCACCATCGCGCCGGGGTAGAAGCCGTTGAGCTTCTTGTAAGCCTGGCGCAGCTTCACCAGCTCATTCAGGATGTTGGTGCCTGCGGTATCAAACTTAGCCGCCACGGTCACGTCTGCCTCTGCAGAGCGGCCCCATACATCCTCAGTCACGCCGCCAGCTTCGGTCTCTACCAAGAACTTCGCCTTGTTGAGGGTCTGACCACGCTGGTACTCAAGACGGTCAGCAATCGACTCGACGCCCTGCATGACCTTCTCCTCAATGGACTTGCGGATAATGTCGTTGGACTGGATGCGAGCGCGAAGCTGGTCCTTTTCTCCGATGGTGTATTTCTGAGTCAAGGGAATGTTCTCGAAACGAACAATCTTGACGGGGGGCTGAGTACCACGGCTAGGCTCAGCATCCCAGGCGCGGTTGAACGCCATGACGGGGCGGGTGACCTTGAGGTCCTTGGTGTTCAGGTCAATGCCCTCAACGTAGCGCTCGGGGAAGAACGAAAGCAGGGAGTTGGCGGCAATCTCCTGTGCCTGGATGTTCTTGTAGTACTCTTCCGCGAAGCCGGTCAGGTACTCCGGGGTAGTAATCTGGTCCAAATCATAAGTAGACATTAGTTAGCGCCCTCCATGAAGATAAAGTGCTTGCTATCTGCGGGCTTCTCCAGGGCAGAGCCAGAGGCGAGCTTAGGCAGACGCTTATGAATGATAATTCCCTTGACAACGACGGCTACCTGCTCAGTGCCGGTGGTGTTGGCGTGGTCGAACAGCAGGAATCCTGCGGGGTCAGCCGTGGCGGGCTTTACCTTGTTGGCTTCGATAGTCACGGGGTAGCCGGAGGGTACACCGTTGTATTTCTTGATAACTTCCGCAAAGTCCTCGGCGCTGATGGTGAGCGACTGAGCCTCAATCGAAGCGGTCTCACCAGACAACCAAGCCGGGAGGTTGCGGTTAATGGTAGTGCTATGCAGATTAGGCACTTGTAACCTCTCTATTTCTTGTTGAACTTAGCTCGCACAGCGGCGGCACCGGAGGCGAAGCTGTTGTTAGACGCGTTACCTGTATCAGGTGCGCCGTTTAGTGATGGAATGCTAGATGCCTTAGGTTTCATCTGCTCAGTCAGTGTAGCGAGGATACCGTCAAACTTAGCCTGGTCGAAGTTCCCTTCCGAGTCCAAGAACGACGCGGCACCCAAACTATCGAATGCGCTCTGCAAACTCGATAGCCCGTTCGCACTCAGCCCGGCTTGAATCTTCGACTCCGCAATCTTAGTAGATGCGTTCTTCTTGTAGTCGCTGAACTCATTCTGCAACGCCTCTAGCCGGTCAGCTACAGAATCATCTGCATCCTCAGACTTGCGACCCTTCTTAGCCCGAGCCTCCCACTCACGTGAGTGGGACTTCCACTGCTCTACCTGCTTAGTCAAATTTTCAATCTGAGCTTTCAGGTCTTCCTCGCTTGTTGAAGGTTCCGAAGCATCACCTGCGGCGTTCTCCTGAGTAGCCGTTTCGGCGTTCAGGTTCTCACCTTCCGGGGTTTCCTCCGTACCAACGTTCGCAGACAAAATCTCCTGTGGCATATCTGTATTCCTTTCATCCCCATTCCGGGGGTTTAGCGAGAACCACCTGCGGATTCCTTCACGCCGGGATTCTGCATCTGGTGAGCCTTCCAGTCGCGCGTGAAGTTCTTCCTCCGAAGCATCATCAAGCGTGATTACTGAGTCGGCTTTTATGTATTCCGCAAAACCCTTTCGGTCTGCGGGGTCTGGCAATGTGCGGGTAACCCACACGTCTTTCTGGGACCCCCGCAGGTGCAGGCTCTCTTCCAGAGCCGCCCTTAACACAGAGTCTCCATCAAGTAAATCCAAGTCTATAATAGCATCCCCGGGCTTAGCGTTGTCTCGAACATATGTACTCTTGCCGCTGGCCGGGGGGCCTGTAATCAGTCGAATCATGAGGCATACGCTTTCGCCTGGCGTTCCCAATACGCGATGCGGTCTTCTAGAACAGATGTTCGAGTGCGTCGTGGCTTAGCGCGCTTACGCCGCAGGGCGGCCAATTCGTCCCGCGCGTCGATAGCCTCTTCCTTGGGCGTATGTACGTAGGAAGCACGGTCGGCGTCCTCCCCAGAGAGCGCGTACTTCTCGTCCTTCGGGGTAAGTCCGCTCTTGGACTTCTGTACTCGTCGCGCCAGGGTAGGCCCGCGCTCCCCCGAGACATACTCAGCAATGCGCGTGTTCGATAGTTTGCTGGCAGTATTCCCACCCGCAACCCGGTAGATATAATCCAGGTCTTCTCGGTTCAGCTTCAAGCCGGGGTCAGACGTGTTCGTGACGGGTAGAGTTTCGCACTTGCAGTTATCGTGCAGCGGGTACAGCTGGTTCGTCGAGTACAGACGGTCAGCCGCTACCAGGCACAGACCACAGGTACCCGTCTTAGACAGCTCGGGGTGGATGATGCGTCGGTACCCGATAACCCCCTGCGGCGCGGCGGCTTCGTACACCCGCGCGGCACGTTCCCTATTCGCCATGCGAACATCCGCGTCTGCCAGCTGACGAACGCGGGCTAGAGTCTTGAGCATAGCCTCTTGGTGGGAGTCACCACCGTTTCGGGCGACGCGATATTCCTTGATGGGGCGCTCCCACACATCTTCCGGGAGAATGTTCTTGCGTGGGTACGAGCCGTCCCGTGCCGGGGATACGTCCTTGGGGAACTTCTTCCCCTCAGCTTCCAGAGCCTCTTGTAAGAACGCATCTGCATCAGCACGGGTTTCATCCATAATCTCTAGAACCTTCTCGACGGTATCATCCACTAAATCATCCACTGATGACGACGTAAGAGGGTCCGAGCGCCAGCGGGCAAAGAGCCATTGCACCAGAATCTCAACCAGAGACTTGTTGCGCTGCGACTGGGCTTTAGCCAGCTTCCCGTAAAATCCCGAAGTAGCCACTAGACGGCACCACCGTTACGCTGGTTCGACAAGTTAGCCTCTGGTGAGGTGTTGTTCAAGACCTGGCGGTTCTTCGGGTCTGGTTCCTGTATGCCGTCGGTGGGTTCTTCCTGCTCTTGCCGGGTGAGGTTCTGCTGTGCGGTGGCGTTAGCTACCACCAAATCACGAAGCGCCTGATTACCCTGCACCCGCTCAACCTCAGCAATATCCAACGCGGAGAAGCCGCCAAACTTACGCAGCGCGACCGTCAGCGGTACACCCGCAGAGGTAGCGAGCTGGACGGCAGACATACGCTCGACGTCCGAAGGCCGCTTCGGGTTCACCCAATCGATATTGATTTTAGTAGCGTCCGCGCGCTCGGAATCCCCGCGTGCCAGCATGGCGTCCGCAAACAGCCGTCGAAGTGTAGAGGTTATGCGCATCTCCAGGGACTCAATGTCGAATATCAAAGGCTCATTCTGCATAGACGCACCCTCCGCCGAAGACGTGGACGACTCCGGGGACAGGATGTACAGCGGGGTTTTCGACTCAGCGGCAAGAATCTTGATGTTATCCAGCACGACGTTGCGGATAGGGTTCAAGTCCGTGGCGGAGGACTCCCAAATATCCACGCCGTCAGGAAGCATCAGCAACGCATCCGGTGCTGTCTCAAACATGTCTGCCGAGTACTGAATCTCGTTGCCCTTGTTGTCATACTTAGGAAGGTTAGACAGAACCGTCTTACGGAATGCTTGCGTGGCGGTGAGAATGCCCAACTGCAGGATGGTGTGGTTGATACGAGATAGCGTAGGCAGGTGTCGGTAGATGATGCCGTCGCCGTCCGACAGCTCGTATATCGTGACGGACTCGCCCTCCACCGTTACCGGTGCTTCCCACTCCCACTCCCCAAGAATCGGAGAGAACTCCGCCAGGTCTGGGCACGCCCACTCGCCGGTGGCCTGCAACGGAACGTTCAACTCAGCCTTCGCCAGGCGGTAATATCCTGGGCGGGCGAATAGCATGATGCGGTGCTTGCGGTCAGCAGACGCATACATAGCAATAGCCGCGACGGTATTACCTGCTGCGTCACGGTCACAGTACGTATGGGACGGGGGAAGGTGCATCAAGCCGTCCTGAGTCAGCGCAAGATACCCCTTGCCGGATGTGAGCGTATCCCGAAGCGCGTCGGTCAGTTTCAGTTTGAAGTCCGACTCCTGGATGAACGCCTCAATCTCGTCATCACCGTCTGCCGAATCATCCACCGCAGACTGTACACTGTGTACACCAATGCGGGGTAGGCGAGAATCAACCAGCAGACACGCCGCGTTCACACGGGCTTTCTTCTGCAGGTTATACCAAGCCCTCTGCACATCCGCGCTAGTACCGGAGTTGTCAGGCAGGGGAATCGGTGCGCGCCCCGAGTACCAGCTGTTCATATCCTTGATATGCTGACGGCGGCGGCTGAGCTGGCCGTACAAAAAGTTGATGTACGCCAGGTCTTCTTCAAACGGTTGTATTTCCAAAGTATTACCTCAATCGCATAGGGGCGGCGGATTCACGAGCCGGGGCTATAGTGTGCCCCTTCGCGCTCACACGTAGCTTGGACTGGTACGCCAGCATGAGAGCGTAAGCCGCGTCAATCTTTCTAGCGGATGACGGCGACTCCTTATACATGATTTTACCCGCCTTTGTCTCTCGGTACTGAGCGTTATTGAGGTGACGCATCAACACGCCGGGGCCGGTGAGCTTCACCTCGCGTTCGTACAGGGCGACTCGCAGAGAGCGGGTGGCTTCGGCAACCCTGTTCAGTTGGTTACCGCGCCAGAGCATAGACCCGAAGCCATACTTCGAGCCTCGCCGGGCTGACGCTCTCTTCGCGTTTATCAGAGACTCCCACTCAGCGGCTAAGGACTCCCACCCCGCAGGGTCGAACAACCCATCTACCACGTTGAAATCCTGGATGAACTTACGCATCACGTCGTCAATCTCCGCACGAGGTGGTTCCCACCCACGGCCTGACTCGTCGTCCGGTTGCTCCCAAACTCGCACCGCCCACGCCAGGCCGTCGGATACCCTCATGGCGACAATCGCCGTAGCGTCGGTAACGCCGCGCGAACGGCCCCATGAGCCGTCGAAGCCCACCACAAGCATGTCTTGCTGGGTGATGGGGTCGATACCGGATGCTTCCAGGTTCTCGTGGGTCGTTGCCTGCAGAACGTCGTAGGGGATGAACGCGTCGGCCGAAGCGTGTGGCTTGTTCCCGAAGTACCGCGCCGCGTCTGAGAGCGTCGTGGCGGGGTCAAACACATCATCCAGCACACCGTTGATGCGAACCCACCCGCCGGGGTACGGTGAGCCTTCAACACCGCATGGTGGGGTATGAATCTTGCACCCGGTGGGTGACTTCAAAGAATCCCCATATGCGTGTTCCAGCCCTGTAATGATGCTGGACGGGTCAGATAAGTCGGGGTCTCCCCAGTCCCGAGTGTCATACAAGATGTTGTTACGGAACGACTCGCCAGCCATACCCTTCTGCCACGCATTCCAGGTCTGCTCCGCGAAAGAGCCTTCACCGGGCACGAAAGCGTTCGGTGCTTCCAGCAAAGTTCCATCTGCCTTGGAGAGGTTTCGCTTCGCCACCGCCCCGAGACGGTCACCGCCGTTTGACGGCACCCATGTCTCAGTCTGGTCGGCAATCGTGAACTGGTTCGGCTTACCCTCAAGCGAGCGCGCCGAGGATGTACGGGGCGCAATAAGCCCATTGTGGGGTAACAGAATACGGGTCTCCATCACTTCCACGCCGGGGTATTCCCAGAGAAGATGCTCTGAGGACATCATCTCCTTCATGGGTTCGAACGCGTTACGGGTCTGCTCTTCCGAGACGGCAAGCAGGGTTATTTCTACTTTTCGCTCCGCGTTCCATGGCTGCCCAACAGGTCGTCCGTTTGAATCCCATCCCGCGAAGCGGCATGGGCCGAGAGCCTCGAAGGCGGCAATCGCGGCTAGGAACGGACTCTTCCCCCATCCTTTTGGACGCTGTATAACACCACGCCGGTACACACGCTCCCCGGTGATGGGGTCAATGCGGTACCAACGCAGGATAAACTCTGCCTGTTCCCGTGTCGGGCGAAACGGTTCATCCCACGTGACGGTAGGACGAGACAGGTAAGTCTCCATCCACTCAAGGGCGATGTACCCGAGAGTAGGTACCTCCCCCTTGTATCGTGGCTTGAACCCCGCACGCACTGGGGCGTTAGCGAATGTATCAATCATGTCAGGCTATGCCTCTAACCTCAGCTCGCCATAGGTAGCGTTACCCTCTACATGCCGGGGGGTGGGCGCTTTCTGAGTGTGCTCGGCCAGGCGGCGCTGCAGCTCCTCTGCAGTAAGAAGCTCTATCTTAGCCCCTGCGATAGACTTCGGCGACAGGATGAACTCGCGCGCACTGGAGACCGCAACCTCAACGGAACGCAGGGTGGATACACCGCTCTCGAACTTACGTGCCGCCTCTTCAATAGGCATGATGACTGAAAGGATGAAGAACTGCCATTGAGTCTTCGTGAGGTTCTGCAGAGTAGGGTGCTCTTTGAGGGAGTCCCAGAACTCTACAGTGAACGCGTGCCAGTCAAAGTAGTCTGGCAGTTCAGGTTGTGGTACGGGGCGGTATTCCAGTGGCGTAGCCTGGACGACCTCATACTGCCCGCGCTTACTACGCGTGCTCTTGTTATTCCCCTTGCCGGGCATAGATATTCTCCTTTTTAGTCAGCGGCTCCCAATTAGCAAGCTCCTCGGTGTGCCTCTTCAAACGCAGGCGTTGCATGGGACTCAGCTCTTCGTAAGGAATCGCATTCAGGGTCCTCAGGATGCGTCGTAAGTATTGCTTCCGTCGTCGATGTGCAAACCCGCACTTCTTCGAGCAATACCTCCGTGGCGCGGGGACTGCGCTATACTCAAGAACAGGTTTGTGGCATCGAAGACATTTTCGATAACCGTCAACAGATTCGAGTTTATGTTCCATAGGCTCTCCTGGGATTAAATTTATTTAAGGCCCAATGTTCCTTAAGTTAACGCGCTTCTCCCCCAGTATACAGGGTCATTCGGGAAGGCTGCCTAGCCGGGCGCGCGGCGTTTCGTGCCGGTGGCAAAAATTATTTCCTATGATTTTCATCACACGTGTACAGGTGAATATTTATGACCGCACACGCGCTCGCAAAATAGAACACATTTTCTAAGCCCGTACTTTTCGAGATGGTTCAGAACCCGAGCGACAGAACCCGGCGGAGGGGG